CTGACGAGCTGGTGGCACCGTGCTGGTGACGGTGGTTTTCGTGGTCGTGGTGCCGTCAGGGTTCGTGACAGTCGTGGTGCGCGACGGCGTCGAACTGGTGGCGGCCGGCGGCGTGCCGTTGATCCGCGCCTTCAAGCGGCCGTAGACCATCGGGCCAAGGTAGGCCGCACCGACCACAGCGAGAAGTGCGACCCAGACAAGCGGCGGAATCGACTTCGGTTGCTTGGTGTGCACCTCGGCGCTCTTGTAGAGCTCGAACACGCTCTTGCTGTACTTGAACGGATGCTTCGCCAGCGCCTTGCTGTAGAGGAGGGTTCGGCTGGCGTGGTCCCATTCGTAGACGATGGTGAGGGCGAGATTGCCCATGCGCCGCACGTGCAGATGCCGGTTGCAAAGCGCGTGGATATGCCGGTCAGTGTTCATCACCGATTGGGTGATCAGGATGAAATCGACACCCATATGCCGGTGCGTGTCGAGAGCCTGAATGTCGGGCGGCACCTTGCTGCCGTTGGGACGCGGCGGCCATGCCTTCTGGAACTCGTCGTAGACGATCAGAGCGCCCGGCTTAGCCCACTCGTGCCAGTTGCGGAGGCCGCCGTGGTCGCTGTCGTCGATCAGTTCATGGTCGAGCAACAGGCCGTTGATGTTGCTGTAAATGATCCGCGGCTCCTCGACCTCGACGCCATCGACCTTGCGCTTGATCGTGGTGCCGACCATGTTGCGCAGCAACTTGTCGATCGCGTACAGCGTCTTGCCGGCACCAGGGGTGCCCGTGATGATCGTGATCATCCGTTGTTCACCCCGAGCAGCTTGGTGGCGCTGGTGATCTGCCACAGCAGCAGCCGCGTCGCGATGGCGCCGAAGATGATGCCGAGGCCCTTGCCGCCGCCGGCCAGCAGGAACACGTTGAGGATGTCCGCAGGCAGTGCGTTGACGTTGCCAGCGACCATGTCGCGCATCTGGCCGATGACCACATCCATGCCGACGATGGTGACCAGCGAGAAGCCCAGCGACAGCAGGATTTTTGCCAGCATCGGCTGGACCATCGCCATCAACCATGTGCCGAGCTTCATGGGCCGTCACCTCCCTTGCCAGGGATCAGGATGAAGGCCGCGGAGAGGGCAGCGAGGACCAGGACGACAGCGCGGATCGGACCGCTGATGTAGCCGCACGCCTGCTGCCAGTCCCACACCTTGGTGCTCACGCCGTGGATGCTGGCGTACTTGTCCGCAGGGCACGTGCCGCCGCCACTGAGGAATCCATCCTCGCTGTAGGTGACGGTCTTGCTCGACTTCGGTATCTCACCGTCAGGCACGTCGGTGGTAGCGCAGGAGAGCGACTCAGGGTTTTTCTGGCACTCGGTGCGCTTGTCGTCGGTAGTCTCCGTCTCCTCTTTTTTCTCGCCGGTGTTGTTGTTGACGGTGGTGGTGATCGTGGTCGGCGTGTTGGTGACCTTGTTGCCTTCGTAGTTGTAGTTGTTGGTGGTGTTGGTGGTCGTCGTGATCGACTGGCCTTGCGGGTTCGTGGTGGTCTTCGTGACCGGCGTGCCTTGACTGGACGCAGGGCCCGTAACGGTGGGAGTACCCACGTCCACAGTCTGGCCGCTGTTGATCGCTTCGCGAAGGATGTTGCCCAGCCTCTGGGGGTCGGGCCAGCCTGATTCGCGGGCTATCTTGGTGGCTAGATCGTCGAGGGTGATCTCTTGCTCGCGGGCATCCGTAATCGGCACCCTGCGCCCCGGGAAATTGCCTACGCTGGTGAGGGTCGAGCCGTTGTACTTGCCGGTGATCGTGCATCGGACAGAGGACCCATCGCCCGCAACCTCAGTCGTAACGGACGACCAGTGCGCGTCAGGGTCAGCAGCCGCGTTCCTCGACAGGTAGTCATTGCAGGCGGCCGAGGGCGTCTTGTAGGTCCAGACGTTGTAGTAGTACTCCCAACCGTTGCCCTCGCCCTTGATGACCTCGAAGAACTGATTCGGGCCGCCACCCTGCGGGGTGCGCATGATGACGTTGATATCGTTGAGTAGCTGGGCGGTCGCGATACCGGCAGCGACGACAGGAACGACGCCGGCTGCGAATCGGGCAATGGCCTTGCCGAGGGATGGAGCGGCCACCTTCGCGATGGCGGTCACCGGGACCTGATGCCCACCTATGCCGAGCGGCGTCGTCTTGCCGATGGTGGCACCGGTCGGGGTGCCTTTGTAATCAAGGATGGTGGAGCCAGAGCCAGCGCCGACGTTGACTTCGCGCACGTTGCCCGAGCCGGTCCACAGGTAGTCGGACGTGTTCTTCCAATCGACCGCGTGGGCTACTTGAACATGAGCCAGAGCAAGAAGGCCAAGCCCAAGCCAAATTGAATTTCTAATGCGGACGGCATGACTAGTTTTCACTGGGGTCTGTCCGGAAAAGCCCGGTCAGGTACCGGATGCAGTAAACAGGGACTGCGACGGAGACGAAGGCGAGAAACAGCCAAGCCATGTCGGCGACGTGTTCCTCGGAAGGCGGGGCCGGGGCGACGAGCACCGTGATGCTGGTGCCGTCGCTGGCCGTGGCCGTGCCGGTGTTGGGCTCGGCCATGGTGGGTTACGCCCAGCCGAACTTGGAAGCCAGCTTCTTCAGGCCCCAGATGGCGATGCAGGCACCCATGATGGAGCCGACGATGGCGACGCCGTCCGTCTGCAGGTCCGTCATGGCGGTGGTGACGCCCGCAGGCACAGCGGCTTGCGCGGTGCCGACGAGGGCCAGGGGGGCAGCGGCGACGGCTGCGATGCGGGGGCCGTACTTGGCGGCGATCTTGCGGGTTGCGGAGAACATGGAACAGGTCCTTTCAAGCAGTGCGGGATTGCACTCGGGAGACCTCGACGCATCACTGCGGTGAAGGGCTCCGGGGTACAAACTCAAACAATGCCGCGCGTCCGAAGCGCTTCGAGCACCAACAGAGACAACATCTGATCGAGCGACCTGCGCTGCGCAAATGCCAACGCATGGACCTCAGCGAAGGTGGCGGCAGGTAGCGCGACAGAGCGCCGCGCTAGGCTCACGTCAGCCACCGAAACAGCGTCATGACCAGCGCGATGCCCGCACCCACGGCAATGCGCACAAGAATTCGTTGGAGCATCGGAGGAGGGCATTACGCGGCCGCGGCGGTGGCGGTGGAGCCCTTGCGGATGGCGCTGGCCGGCACCGGCGTGAGGCTGGTGATGACGGCAGCGATATCGCCCTTGTCGTCGCCGTAGCCGGCCACGGAGAGGCCGAATGTGCAGGTAAACATGCCCGTCGTGACCTGCCCTTCCAGATCACGCGGGACACGCATGCGGCCGACGTCGGCCACTTCGCCGTTTTCCTTGCGCAGGATCGCGCGGGCCTCTTTCCATTCGGGCAGCTTGCCCGTTTGCTTGTTGGGAGTCTTGCCCACCTTGTCCTCGACCAAGATGATTTCGATGATGTTTGCGAAGCCAGACATGGCGATCCTTTCGTGGCAGCTTTGGCCGATGGTTACGTACCCAAAAGTTAGGGCACGTCGATAATGTACCCGTTTGTTCGCCTACGTAACCATTTTTTCGAATACATCATGCCATTGGCTTTAACTATCGAGAAAGCAGCCTCAGTAGCTGGCTCCCAGGCAGCGCTGGGACGACTCATCGGGGAAACCCGACAGCACATCAGCAACATGAAGCACGGCTCACGAAAGTGCACTTTGGGGATGCGGCTCAAGATCGCGAGAATCGCCGGGGCCGACACACAAGAGACCATCCTCGAATTTCTTGTTGACGAGCTCGACAAGAACGACCCCGATCAAGCAGCAGTGGCGACCACGCTGCAAGCAGTAATCACGGCATTCCAGCCAACAAACCCACCAACGGGAGAGCCATCATCAAAGTCAACACTTCAAGACCTCAAATATGCAGACAGAACCGGGTACAGCCCGGTTTTTTTACGCCCTAGCTCCTCGTCGACGAGCCGGCGCACCACGATGATGCTGACGTCGAAATACCACGCGACATGCTGCAAGGGGACACCAGCACAGCGCATGAACAGAGCCTTTTCCTCGTCATCCGGAGATAACCGTTTAGGTCGACCAAACGACACCCCGCGGCGAATAGCAGCGACCTGCCCGGCCACAGTCCTTTCCCGAATCATCGCGCGCTCGAGCTGGGCGACAGCCCCGAGTATCTGCACCATGAACTCCCCAATCGCCGAGCTCGTGTCGATTGGCTCAGTCAGCGATCGCAAGCCAACATTCCGCATCTTCAGCTTCGCCAGGATGCCCAGCAGATCGTGAAGGCTGCGGGCAACCCGATCCAGCTTCCACACCACCAAGGTATCCCCACTCTCACATCTAGCCAGTGCCTCCTGAAGCGCAGGCCGCAACCCTACCGAGCTCCCCTTTTCTGAATAAATGCACACCACCCCTGCACGCCCCAAAGCATCCATCTGCAATGCCGTGTCCTGATCATCCGTGCTCACCCTCGCGTACCCAACCAACATCCCTCACCTCCGCCATAGCAACCCTTGTTTTTTCCAGTCGCGGTTAGTGAGCGCCCATCGGAGCAAACACGCCACGACCTCGCTTTTCGATGCATCGAAGGTTGAGCTTAGGTCGCGTAGCGTGGCATCCATCCCCCGATCTATGGCCACATCGAGGCGCGCATGCCGGGACCGAAATTCAGCGACACGTAGGGCCGACGTGTTACCGGAAACGCCGGTCTTTTTTGGGTCAGTGCATGCCGACATAGCCTCGCCCCTTTTCAGGCTGTTCTAGGCCCCTTGGCGGCCCTTCCAGCGCGAGATAGAACCAGTCTCCGAAGTGGGATCGAAACATCGTGTCGACCAGCTCGCCATTGCCCAGCTGGCATGCAGCGCGAAGCATGTCGACCTCGCTGGTGAAGCGGCCCAGGTCCATCGGCTTGGAGATCTCCACGTCCCCGAACTTGGTCCAGCGATTGGCCCACTTCTCGCCTTCCTCGAATGCCTTGGTGATGTACTTCGACAAGTAGCTGGCGATCCGAGCGGGGGACCTTTGACTGTTGCGTTTCTTGGATTGCACATCGATGTTGCCGCCGTGATCCTTCGCGACAGATCGCCAGATGGAGCGGATGACGTTGAAGCTCTTGACCTTGACCCCATTGGCCGCTTTGAGCTCGGCAGGGACCCGCACCGTAGCCATGTGCACGTGCCACGCGCCGCGCTTCTGTTTCTCGAAACCGCAGACAGCCCGGAAGTCAGGAATAAGGCGGCGCATGCGGCGCACGAACTCTTTCAGATGGGCTTTGCAGACATCGAGCTCTTCCATGTTTGCCCGATACGTCAGAGTCAACAGCGTGTCAGCGCCCATCGCCTTGCACAGCTTGCGTACGCGGGTTTTGGCGCGGTTGGCGGCCACCTTGATCGACCTCGCGCGCTTTTCCTCGGCGACGGCTTCGGCGTTCTCTTCCAGGTAGAGCCGCACCATCTCCAAGTGATCGGCGATCTGGTCTTTGGTCCAGTCGAGCTCGACCCATTCGAGCGGCTGTTTGCCGGTGACCTCGATATGCCCATTGCCCAGGTCGTGGGCCTTCAGGTCCCACCAGGGGGCGGCCTTGCTCATGTAGGGCACGCCCTCGATAATCCGAACTGTCACGACGTTCCCTTTCAACGTTAGACCAGAGCCTCGGCGTGTTCCACCACGTGCGGGGCTCAACTACTTCCGGGATCAGGTCCCGGTGATGACTTCCAGCCGGCACCCGTACATGCGGTGCGGCCACTTCCAGAGCTCGTGCAGATGGCAGCAGTGCGTGCCGTTCCAGACCCAGACACAAACAGGGTCCAAGGAGCCGGGCCTGCCGAACTGCAGTGCGATGCGGTGTGCGTGTCCCAAAGTGTTTATTGGATAAATCTAGCGGCGCTCCGCGCCGCCTCGCCCCGCTGGCGCGTGTCGGTCGGCCCGAGCGCTCGCACCCGGTGGGCAATGACACCTCGTGCCGTGCGCAACGCAGCGAACAGCCGTTCTTGAGGCGCGCAGGGCAGGGCAGTGGGTAGGTAAGGGTGCGCCCCGCGGGATGCGTTGGCGGCCTGCTGGCAGGCTGCCGCGAGCTCGTTCAAGCGGGAGGCGCGGGGACGGCACGGCGCTTCGCTTGTTGCCGCGTACGGTGGGCCATCGCTGGCGGCGATGGAAAACCGTACGGTACGGAAAACCGTATGGTGCGGAAAACCGTACGGTGCATACAGCGTCATGCCGTGGCCGGGGTAGCCGAGAACGAGGCTAATCACGTGCGCCGCCCTTGGTTCTTTGCTCGGATCGCCGGGGCGTACATCACATGCGGCCTTGCTCATCGACAGGCGGTCGCGCCTGGTGATCTACGTCCCGGCGATCCGAGCTAACAACCACGGTCGGCGCATCGGGCTTGGTGGCATCGAAAGGTCGGTGCTCGATGTAGGCCCGGCAGGCAGCGGGCGAGATGTCGGCGACCGTCTTCTGCTGGGTGAAGCACTTGCAGTTGTCATCGATGCAGATCGTGTAGGCGATGCGCGGCACGGCCACCACCTCGCGCAAGTGGTCGTACACCGGTGCCGTTTCCGGTTTGTCGACCTGCCGCGGGATCCAGTTGTTCAAGGCGTGCATGTCCTGTGCTGGCGGTC